CCAAAGCAAGCAAGCTGAAGTCCAGCTTAAGATGGAAAAATTAAAGCTTGAGCAAGAAGAGCTTGAACTCAAGAAGGCTGAAATGTTCTTGAAGGCCCAAGAAGTGCAAGACAAGGCTACAGCTGGGGTATTTGCCCATAAGTTAGATTTAAAGAAAGCTGAAGTGATTCATGGTATGGATAAAGACAAACATGAAATGGACTTTAACCATAAGGTAACAGCCATACTTGCTGACATTTATAAGCATGATACCACCTTGGAACATAGCAAGAAGGAAAAGAAGGAATAAATGCCCACTGCATGAATCAAACATGCAACTAATCATTACGAGTGATTTGTTATGTCATTTAACTAAGCGGGCTAAAATGCCCAAGACAGGACTTGAACCTGTGACCTACCGCTTACAAGGCGGTTGCACTACCGCTGTGCTACTCGGGCTTAATATTGGCGGCTAATAGTATCATTGTTAAATATACTGACAATGATTTCCTAATGCCTAATAGCTCTGAATTATATTTTTTATGGTAATCCTTTTTTTCTGGCTTTTTACGCTGTTTAGATTGTGCTTTTTTCCATTGTTCCTTTAAGCAGTCATGGCATGAATACCACGACCTGTTTTTAGTTGTTTTAAGCTTAAATTCAACAAACCCATGCTTGCCACAATTTCTTTTTTCATAGTCACTTTTCATGCATCGGATTATAAATCATTTATCAAATAAAAGGTATATATATGGCGGTGTATTAACCACCCCATCAGCGTAAAATTGCGTTATACGTGTGCAGGACGCACATCGGGCGACACAGCGCCTTAACCTGTGGGGCAAAAGATGCCAAGTGGAGAAGATATGGATAGCGCTCAGGATATGTCGGGTAACGACACGGAACAGCTTACAGGTGAAGTAGCAGAAGGTTTAGGTCTATCAGATGAAGCGGCAGGGGAGCTTGAAAACGCCCATGCGAATAATGGTAGTACCAATAGCAGCGACCCGCTTTATGTCCAGAAACGGCTAAAGCAGCAAAAAAGGGCTCACGAGAGGGAAATTCGTGATTTGCACGCTAGGATGGCGGAAATGCAATCGAATATGCAAAATTCAGCTACGAACCAAGAAGCTAATCCCTATAACTCCGGAAACGGTGATATAGATGAAGCGATTCACAAGGCAGTTAGTTTTGCGCTCCGGCACAAGGAAATGGAAGAGGGCAAAGCTAGGGAAGCAAAATCACAGCAACATATTGCCAAGCAATACCAAGAACTGAATAAGCACTTGGATAATACGGCAGATAAATACGATGACTTTGATGATGTCGTACGCAGTGATAGTGTCCCCTTTACAGCCTCAATGCGTGATGCCGCTTTAATGTTACCTAAGAAGGGCCCCGGTAGTGCAGGCGAAGTCCTGTATCGCTTAGGCAAATCCCCTGAAGAACTTTCCAGAATCTCACAACTCCACCCAGTAGACCAAGCAGCCGAATTAGTCGCACTGAGTCATGCCCTGATTAGTGGTGGTGAGCAAAAAGGTTCTGCACCTCGTCCATTAGGACAAATCAAGGCCAATCCAGTCGTCAATTCCGCAGGAATAACGGAAAAAACATCCCCGTCAGCTATTAGGGCGTTGATGAAAGCAGGCAAGTTTAAGTAATTAACCTTGCGGTTTTAAACGGACGATTTAACTCATGGATGGAGATTGGCTATGCCTAATCAATTTATTACCACGCAATTAGTTTCAAATACCGCCTTGGCAATGTTTGCCAACAACTCCCCTTTCATCATGACTGGGTCTAGGATTTACCAAGATGACTTCCAAAACTCTGGGTACAAGATCGGCGATACTTTGCAAGTGCGTAGGCAGAATAACTTTATCGTTGGTGATGGCTCTACTGCCGTACCACAAGACATTATCGAAACTGTTGAAAATATCACCGTGGCACACCAATACCACGCATTGATTGCATATACCGTGCAGGATTTGACATTGCGTATTGAAGATTTCAGCCGTATGTTCATCCAGCCAGCCATCCAAAATATCATTACCCAGATGGAACGTGATATTTGTGCTGATGCTGAACAAGAACTGTATTTTTATAGTGGTTCAGCCGGTTCACCTATCAACTCCTTCTCAACCGTTGACATAGCAGGCGCTAAGTTACTTGAACAAGGCGTTAACATTGCATCCGATGCTTACCTTGCGATGACCGTTCGTGATGGTAGCTCCTTAAAGTCTGCACTGTTAAATAACTTCACCCCAGTATTTAACGAAGAAATTGTCAGGCAATCAGCGATTGGGCATTTATCTTATTTTGATATTTTCCAATCCCAAAACATTGTTCGTCACCAAGCAGGTGCAGGCCCTACCTTGCATCCCGGCGATACATTGACGGTGAATGGTACTGTTTCATCTGGTAATACAATTGTGTTAGCTGGTGCGACCATATCCGTTACCAACTACTTTTTACCCGGTGACTTAATCCAGATTGCTGGTGTTAACTCGGTTAACCCACTTTCCCGTAAGTCTACTGGCCAACCAATGCAGTTTGTCATTACCGCAGCCGCAAATTCTTCCGGTGGTGGTGCTGTGACAATCACGGTTAGCCCAACCATTGTAAGCTCTACCTCTAGCCCATTACAGAATGTGGATGTCCCAGTACCAACAGGTGCTGCCGTGACTGTTGTCCCATCCTATAACGTGAACGTGGCCTATCCAGCCCGTGCGCTAGATATTGTTTGCCCGCCTCTTTATAAACTCCAAGTGCCTTATGCAAGTGTTGCAGTAGACCCTGAGACTGGCTTGTCACTCGCTGTTACACAAACAGGCGATATTTTAGGCTACCAAAACTTAATGCGTATCGACATTTTGTGCGGCTTTAAATGGCATCCACAATATGCCGTTAAACTGTTGTCATAAGGGGAATTAAGATGAAAGACAGATATGATGGTAATCCCGGAAAGGAAGCTGCGATCGCTAATGTCCGCCAAAGACGATTGGAATCCCAGCATGAAGGGAAGGATAATTTTGTCAAGAAGCAACAACGCGAACTAGACAAGTATGCTGGTCGCAAGCCTGACATGAAAGCTGATATGTTTGAGTTCAACGCCAATATGCAGAACAACGGCAAATGGGCGCAAGAATTTGGCAAGAAGCTAACTTCCGGCATTGACCATGTTGCTTTCCCTGTTGATGGACAAGGCGACGACTCTTAATGTCGAAAATATAAGGAAAAATCACCATGTCTAGTTGATGTGGTGATTCCTTCGACATGGTAGGAGGCAAGGAATGCCACAAGTCACGCGCACGACTAATGATGTCATCATTAATGCGTTATACCTTATTGGTGAACTAGGAGTAGGTGAGACCCCAGATGGGTTTATGCTGACGACTGGTATTGACCTCATTAATGAATTGTTAGAAAAATTTGCGGCAGATAGTATTTATATTCCGTATCTCACCACCATTGATTTTAACTTTGTCGTAGGAAAAGACACGTATTCCGTGTCAGACATTTTCCCTGCAGACATTGTACAAGATAGGTTGGTAGATTTATCCTTTGCAAATTATTATGTCCCAGCTAATGGTAATCCTGCTGGTGCCCTACCTATTTCCACGCCATTTACGGCTAGTAGCGTTACTAATTTATTGACATTAGGGTCTACTACTTCCTACCCAACCAATACACCGGTGACAATTTCTACGACTGGTACTGTGCCATCTCCATTGGTAGCTGGAACAACTTATTACACGGTGCAAGTTAGCCCAACAACCCTTTATTTGGCTAGTACCTCAGCGAATGCTTTGTTAGGCATACCTATTGACATCCTGACTGATGGTATTGCGACAAACATCCTGACGGCCTACAACTTTCCTACGCAACCAGTTAATGCAGCGCTTTGCTATCCTTTACGCATTATTAATAAGGCGACCTATTGGAATGTGGTTAGGCAAACTAATTTAATATCTCGTCCGGGGTTCATATTCTTGAATAAGCAAGCCCAAGAATCATTCCTGACGGTTTACCCTGTTCCTGACCAACCCTATGCTTGTACGATACAAGCAAAATGCATGTTGAACGATTTAACCCTGCAACAAAGCATTGGTGAGTTACCGCCCAATTATTATGGCTTCCTTAAATATGCGGTTGCCCGTAAGTTCTTGGCTTACTATCCATCCGGTAATTGGCCAGTACAAAATGAACAAGAATATGAGGATTATTATAATACCTTCAAGAATTGCAATGAGACAGACCTAACCATTCGACCATCCGTTACAATGACTGCACCTGAGCCTTTCTATTGGCCTAATATATTGAGTTATTAGCCATGCCTATTGAAGATTATGAATTAGTAGGTAGTTACAACAATCAGCGCTTCCCTAATATTGATGCTGAACGCACGATCAATATGTTCGAATATATTGACATGAAGGGGAAAAAGCCAAAGTCATTGCTATCAACATCTGGGCTTGCTAATACCCAGATTGACTTTACGCCTGCAACGGGTGGATTTAGGGCGGAGTTTGTCCTTAATAATTTTGAATATTTTGTTGTTGGAAACCTTATTTTTAGGCGAGACCAAAACGATAACCTTATCCAATTGACTAACCCAAGCGCTATCCCGCCAATTGTATTGCCATCATCTACTGGTTACGTCGGGGTTGATGCAAATAACAATGCAAATGGGTCGCAAATATTATTTGTTGATGGCCAAATAGGATGTATTTGGGACACAGGAACGGATGAGTTCACCTTTGATGTTAGGTCGGTTGACCCAGCATTCCCGCATGCGCCCATTGATGTTTGCTTCATAGATGGGTTCTTGATTGTTGCCGATGGTGGAACCAATACATTTAGGATGTCTGCATTAAATGATGCCTATAGTTGGGGTGCAGTTTCCAATACCTTTACGGCAGA